TTTCTATCCTGGAGACAAACTTCAACTACACCTGGAACGGTGTACTTACCACGGATCTGTTCTTCAAACCTTCGCTGGACAGCCCAGCATTGAGTGACTTCTTTACCATTGACCTCGGTGCCACGGATAAGAAGCGTTACAACCTGATCACGCCGATCAGTAAGGTATTGAAGCCTTATACCGGTTGCGGCGGAAGCCCTGCCGGAAATAGGCAGCTTATCACCAACACGACCATCCAGTTGAAGCCATTCCAGATGTATGAAAGCTGGTGTAAAGATGACTTCACCGGACAGTTAAGCGGAACGTACAACTTCCTTGCACAGGAATGGCTGAAGACCGGAAACGCGTCTTTTGACCCTGCCGGAACTCCGATCAATACGATCATCATGGATTCCCTGAAAGATGCCCTGAGAAGGGACATTTTCAGAAGGGCGTTCTTCGCTGCCGGCAACAGCTCGAGCGCTGACTACAACCAGATAGATGGCTTCTGGGACCGTAACATCGATTCCTCAGGCGCCTCTAACTATTGCGTTCTGCGCTATGGTTCTGCCCTTGGAACAGGTGCGCTGGGTTCAACCGCAGCAAACGACTACTTCACCGGCATCTATAACAATAGCAACCTACTCCTGAAGCAGGAAGTCATCGATAAGAATCAGGGCACATTCTGGGTTACTCGTTCCGTATGGGAAAACTACTTCAACTACCTGGTAGGCGTTGGAGCGGTTACCGAACAAGCTTACGATAAGTACATCAATGGTGGCCTCAGGCTTACATTCCGCGGCATGCCGGTGATCCCGGTTAACCTCTGGGATAACGACCTGGCTGATTCTTCAAATCCCTTGTTTGCAACAACCAGGCACTTGATCGCCTTCACGATGAAGAAGAACCATATTCTCGGCGTAGAAAACAACGCCGACCTGGAGAAAATCGAAAGCTGGTACGAGATGAAGGACCAGAAGAGGTACTACAGGTCTAACCTGGTTATGGGTTACCAATACCTGCACTGCGATCTGACAACCATATCCTACTAAATGAGCTGCAAGGTAACATCTGGAACATCGAACACCTGCGCTGATCTACGAAAGGTTAGTGGGCTTGGAAAGGACTTCTGGGTTGGATACAAATCTGACCTTGATACCCAGATAAGCACAGCGCAGACTGCGGACATTAGTCAATTGGACTTTGGCTCGTATGGCGGCCTGTACAAGTTTGAGGGTAGCAAGTTCGCGCATGACTTTGCGTGGGAACTAGCTACTGCCAGTGGCGGGAACAAGTCCTTCAATCATACAGTCAATGTGAAAGTAACACCTGGCACCACAACCGAGGACGCACAGGTACAAAACCTCCTTTTGGGTGATGACATCTTTGTTGTCGTTGAAGATCTGAATAAGGAATTCTTCATTCTCGGTGCTGGAAACGGTTTGACCGGAACAGCAGGAACTGGTGGATCAGGAGGCAAAGAATCTGGTGGAGATGTAGCTGACGCTATAACTCTTTCTGGCAACGAAACAACTAAGCCGCTACGGTTTGCGCTCGGGGGTGGATATCAAGCTACCAGGGACTATATCGTAAGCAGGCAAGTATAAAAAAGAACTTTCTAGGCGCACCGTGCCGCGTCTATTGGGTCAGGTAAATCAGGGATAGGTAAAAACCACATGGGGGATGACGGCACGGTCTGAACCCAGGTGGTTTTTTTTATTTAGGTATGAGCAAGCAAGAGGTTTTGGATAGACTGAGGGCAAGCAGGGAGATCAGCACCATCGATGATACCAACAACTGGCGGGATGCTTTTGCGATATACAACGCCGCCACGGGGAACAAGGTGAAGACAACAGACAGGTGTGGTAAGTGCTTTCAGATGGTTTTGGACTGGCTACAGGGAATAAAATGAGGCTGAAGTTTTACCAGATATACTACCGCGATGAGCAGTTCACAGAATGTTATCCTTTTGCTACGTGTCACAGGAACGAGAAGAGTACTGACTTCTTTGAGAATAGTGTTATTGAAGATCTGGTTCCTAAAACTGAGGCTGACTATATCTCGGTTTGTTCGTGGCGCCTCAAAGAAAAAAGACAATCCGGCAAGTGTCCATTCATTCTAGGGATATATGGTAATGACGATTTAAGTGAAGAAAAGATAGTGAGTAGTGGAGCAGACATAATAAACCTACGGCCATTCTCACCAGGTCACCAGATGCTGGCAAACGCAGCGCAGTGGCACGGTGGCGATAAGCATAATTACGCATGGGATAACGCTATCGACGAGCTCAGGCAGATTATAAGCATCCCTGATGAAGTAAACACTCCGATATACGAGAATCATTTTGTTGCACGTAAAGAAATATACTATGCCTACGTCCGTGATTGTCTTTCTCCTGTTATGGAGTTTATGCGTGATCGCCCTGTGTTTTTTCAAGATTCGGGATATGCGGAAAAGAAAGCACGACAAGATAAAGATTCAGTCGAACGGTACCGGAAAGAAACAGGACGCCATGATTGGCCGATAGCGCCTTTCGTTCTGGAGCGACTGTTTAGCATTTGGATTAACAACAATGACTTTAATATCGTGAACCTGTGAGAGAACCAAAAGTAACTTATCAGCCTATTGGAAGGCTCGGAAATCAGATGTTTCAATGCGCCGCGGCCATTGGATACGCAAAGAAATACGGGGTTGGGTGGGCCTGTCCATCGGATACAAAAGAAGTACCGCGGTTTCATGAGTTCTTCCCTGGGCTACCAAAATACGACGGCCACGAGTTCAGAAGATATAATGCAGCGGACCCTTCTGAGTTTAACTATGCGCCTATCCCATTTAACGAGAATGGCACAAAGCTGGTCGGGTTCTTTCAATCTGAAAAGTATTTCGAAGGTGCTGAAGATGATATCCGGAAGACATTTAAAGTGTTCATTGATCCGATTGACGCTGTTTCGATACACGTCCGCAGAGGGGACTATGTTCAGCACTCGAATAGTTTCCCACCGATTACGAAGGAGTACATTTCCGAAGCGCTCACTAAGGTGCCAACCGCTAGTACAGATAGGTTTATTGTATTCTCGGATGATATTCAATGGTGTAAAGATACATGGGGGAATCAGTTTGAGTACGAAGAAGGCAACAACGAACTAAAGGACCTTTCCTTGATGGCATCCTGTAAGCACCACATCATTGCCAATTCGACATTCTCCTGGTGGGGCGCGTGGCTCGGCCACAATCCTGACAAGACAGTCGTTTCCCCTTCCGCTGATAACTGGTTCGGCCCTGGTTTTACCGGAGGCGTTCCGAAAGATTTAATCCCCCCGTCATGGCATCAAATAAAATTCAGATGAATATAAGTCTTTGCATACCAACCTATAATCGCACGGAACTACTTTTCGATTCTTTCCGTGAAGTCGTTACTGACGATCGCGTATCAGAAATTGTAATAGTAGATGACCGTAGCGATGATAAAATATTTACAACCGTTGCCTGGTACTGTAAGGATATTCCAAAGGTAAAACTGTACCGTAACGATAAGAATCTGGACTGCTACCGGAATAAGCGCGAGGCGATCAGCAAAGCAACGAACGAATGGGTTATAATCTTCGACAGCGACAACGTTATTTCAAAAGCCTACATAGACAGGATAGAAAATCTTTACGTTGCTGGCTTAAATCAAAGTGTCATATACCAACCATCATTTGCAGAGCCAAATTTCAACTTTACAAACTACGAAGGTTTGCTTCTGACTAAAGGCAATGTAGGCAAGTACATGCACGATAGCAACTTACAGACTATGCTCAACGCTATGAACTACTTCGTCAATCGTGATGAGTATTTAAAGGTGTGGGACGGAAGTGTGGACCCGGTTACAAGTGACACCATTTTTCAAAACTTCAATTGGCTGAATTCAGGAAATGGCATTTACGTAGTGTCTGAGCTGAGGTACCAACACAGGGTTCATTCAGGCAGTCACTACCAAAACAATGTTAGAAGAACGCCGAGAGGATTTCATGATGAGATAGTGAACAAATTAAAACAGTTGGCATGAGTAAAAC